AACCACCCGATTATGTTGTCGGGCACATCGGGAAGCGGAGGGAGTTCGGGGGATGGAAGGACCTTGGGTTTGGGATTCGCATATTGACCGAACAGGGTGTAAAGTGGGTCGCCCTCGGCGTAAATACGCTTCACATCAAACCCCTCGTAGGTCATGCCGAGGTTCTTGGGTTCAATGGCAGAGTTGAAGGTGATGGCAGTGGTAATCAGGCGGTCACGGAGCAGGTTGTCGCAAATCGCCCCGCCGAGCGAATGTCCCACGCCGTAATAGACCAAGGCAATATTTTTGAACTCTGCCTTCAAAAACTCCTGCCACTCCAACACCTGTGCCTCATCCTCCTGAAATCTCGACGAGTTCTCGAGTCCATTAAATGGAATGGAAATATTCGCATCCCAGTCGGTCGTGTCCGCTCCGAATGTCCCACGCACGGAAATAATCATGACGAATGCCCCGCCCGCCACCTTGTAGTTGGTTGCCCACAGCACCATCGTCTTGGTGTATGCCATCGCCCTACACTCGGGTATGTCAGGTAGGGTTCTCCCATTCACCGCCGCATAAGCGGATGTAGCGATGAGTTGGAGAGTTTTATTTGGTATGATGCCGAGTAGGCTCATTTATTTTTAGGACGAGTATATTTATTAGAACGGGCGAGCGGGAGCAACGCCAGGCGTAATCTCCGCACCCTGGGCGGACGGAACACGACGCTGGCGGTTCTCGAGTTCACCCCGTGTTGTCGTGTCGCCCTGAACCTCGTCCTCACGACCTGGTTCAGCACGGCGACGCATCCGACCAGGGGTAGGGGCACCAAAAGGTGATTGTGCGGCGGCGGTTGACCCGAGGATGCGACTGCTGATTTCCGCCATTGCCCGCTGACGGGATGCGGGGTCGTCGTTCAGGGACCTGTTGATTTCCAGGGCAACACGCTTGAGTCGGTCAATGATGAGTCCCGCTGACCGCAGCACCTTCTTCTCCTGTGCTCCCATCATCAGTCCCTGCCCCTGTCCCTCGGCGATGCGTTCAATCTGAGTTTGGATTTGCTCGAACACACTGACATACTGCGACAGTTTGGGACCCGTGATGAGTGCTCCGACACGGAGCAAGGCGGACTGAAGGCGATTGAGGTCATCAATGAGGGCGTTGGGGAATGCTCCCGTCTCGAACTGGTCTAGCACCTTCGTCAGCACAGCATCAATGTCGTCATACGCAGGGTCGACCTTAACAGACTGGGGCGGACCCCCCGAGAAATCCGACTTCGCAATGGCATTCAACTCGCCCACCCGCCGATTCCGCAGGTTGGTTAGGTAATCCTGACCCGACTTGGAGTAGAAGAAATACTGGGTCCCACCACACATTGCTCCACCCCGCTGCTGTCCGTCGGCAAAGAGGTAGGCGGGTTGCTTGAACTTGCCGTCCACATTCGACTGCGACTGGGATGCTTGGCGAGCATACCGCTGACTACGCTCTGTCGTATTCCTGACTCCAATCTGCCCTAGCATCTTGGAATGGTTCACCTTGAGGCGTTCCAGGGCGACTGACTTGTCGTGAGAGTCAAACGGGTTCTCCCGTCCCATCACAGCGGGGCATCTCTCGGTGGGTTCGCTGGTAGCGTATGCCCGCCGTTGCCCGTCCCCCCTCTGCGAAGGAAACGTCCAGTTATACATCGGTGCCGTTTGGTATGTCGGCATTTGTGTAGGGAGGCGTTTTTTATTTGCGACTCTTCCACGCCATCGCTGCCTGCTTCATCAGGTCCTTTCCAAGTCCAGGGTTCTTCTTGGCATACTCCTTCACGAAGAGGGCATACGCAGACGGCTTGCGTCCACCCGTTGCCACCCCACGAGCCGACGCACTCACCTGCTCCTCGCCCCGCTCCTTCGCATCCACCTGCTCCGCCCGCTCCGCACGACCCTCCCCCGACCGCTCTGTCCGCTGGTTGATTCCTGCCACACGTGCCTTGGGGTTGAGTGCCAGCTCTGCCCGCTCCGCTGCCCCAAGACCAATCTTGCTCATATACCCAGCAATCTTCTGCGGAATGTCGGTTTTCCCCATCGGATTGTCTTCGTTCAGGTCGGCGGACTCGAGGATTTGGTGGATGGGTTTCTTATTCTTCTTCAACCACTCATACTTTGCCTTGGCGGATTCAACGAACTTCTTTGCCCTCTCCAGCAGGGTTCCCTCGGCACCACCCTCCAGCACCGCCCTCGCCTCCTTCAGACTACATCCATTAGACCGCAGAAGACGCATCGCCGCCTTCATGCCCCGACGCTTCCCCGTGCCCGTCGGCTTGACCTTCTCCAGGTCCGCCTTGACCTTGGCGTTCATCTCGTCAAGACTCTTCTTGGTCTTGGCGTTGAGTTCGGCAAGACCCTTGGGTTCCGCTGCCTTGAGTGCTGCCGCAGACTTGGCGTTGAGTTCGTCAATTGCCTTCTTCGTGCGAGCATTCATTGCCTCGATGTCCTCCTTGATGCCCTTGCCCTTCATAATCTGCCCCATCTTCTCCAGCATCATCATCGCCTCCTCGTCACCCTCCTTCGCCGCCTGCTTCAGCTTCTGTATTTCCGCATCCGTGGGCTCCCTGCCCATGCCCACCATCCTCTCCAACTTCGCCTCCTGCTCCTGCTTGGTTGCGGGTTTTGCCTCGCCGTGCTTCTCGCAATACTCCTTGAAGGCAGGGGATGCCATGACCATCGCCACCATCTTCTTGCTGGGCTTCCGCTTTCCTGCCCCAGTAAGACCAATGGTCTCCAGGAACCCCACGATTTTGTCGAGGGCGGGACGGATTGTCGGGACAATGTCGACGGCAAGTTCCCGAACAGCTCCATCCTTCAGCTGGCTTACGAACCGCTTGGCGTAAGGCAATGCGTCCTTACCAAACTTAACAGCATCCTTCACAAAGGTCTTCCCAGGTCCATCGGGGAGGACGTCGGCAAATGAATCTACATCGTCGAAACTGATGCCTCCCGTCAGGTCCATCCCATTCCCACTGGTGGTGATGTCCCTCATGCGACCCCCCGTTGGGCGGGCAGGGACGGCAGGCTCCTTCTCCTCTCCCCCCTCACGGGCAGGCTTGTCGGAGTTTGCCCACCGCTGGAATCCGTCCAGCATGAACTGCGGCGGCGACGACCACTCTCCACCAGGTCCCCCATAATCTTTGCGTCCCCGACGAACCTCCATCTTTCCACGCAAGTAAGTAGTCATGTCGCCACTAGACATTTGGTTCTAACGGCACAAAAAGAAACGGGGCATCTAACAAACGGCATGCCCTATGCCCTGCGTAAAGCTCCGAAACGTGATTTGTATTGGGTCGTCACCAAGGAAACTGGTGAACGGCACTCCAAGGACCCACTGCCCCGAGCAAGGGCGGAGGCACAGATGAGGGCACTCTATGCCTCCTTGAAGGGGAGTGGGGACTGCGGATGCGGTGGTGGGGCGGACTGCCTTACAAAGGCAAAGCAGGCGTTGGGTGAACTGATTGTGAAGGGAGGACGCATCTTAAAGGACAAGGAGGGACTTGGACGTGCCTTGCCCACTGCGGACATTGAACTTCTGCTTCACCAGTTCGTTCTTACCAAGCAACCCAAGACACTCAAGCATCTCAATACCTTCATCAAGGACATTATGAAGAAGTTGGATTGTGGGTGTGGATGCGAAGGGGAAAAGGGGTTGACGGCGGTGCTGACGGGTGGTAAAAAACTCCCGTGTCCCGAGGGGTTCTCCGACAATGGTGCGGGATTGTGCGTAGAGAACTGTAAGTCAGGAGAGGAAGACACGGGCATTGAGTGTATTGAAAAGAACTGCCCCCCAGGGTTTCAGGACTCGGGCGTTCTGACGTGCTACAAACCGCCAGGCGGAGGGCAGGTCTATGGCGGTCAGGTGGAAACAAGGAAGAGTCACCTCAGTCCTGTGTTCGACAAGGGGTGGGGTGGGTGGAACAATACAGTTTGGCAGGGACTGGGTGGCGGCGACATTGTCTATGACGATTGCCCTCGTGGATGGGTGACCGATGGGGCATTGTGCCGTGCCCCGATGCGGTCAGACCCCATTATTCCCGCCGAAACCTATGCGAAGAAACGGAAACAGAAACGCATCACGAGTGCCATTGACTTGGAGGGCACCTTCAAGGAAATCGCCAACGGACTTAAAGACTTGTTTGAAGGGCGGGTGGACTTGGCAGAGTTGTTTGACCCCGAGAAGAACGGAGTTGCTGCTGCCTTCCGCAAGTTCGGCGAGAACAGCAAGAAGGCGTTTGAGGAGGTGGGAATGCGAATGTTGAACGCCTTTGACCCCAACAAGAACGGCGTGCGTCAGGCATTCGAGAAGTTCGGTAAGGAGATGAGTGAAACCATCGGCAACAAGGACTGGTGGAACAAGACGATGACCGACCCCGACACCTACATCTTTCTTATTGGTGCCATTGCTTCCGTCGCCGCCACCATCCTGTCGGCAGGAACAGCGGGTCCCCTGCTGGTCATTGCCCTCCAAGCACTCGGTCCTGCCACCAAGATGATTGCCGATGCGGCACGGGGCAAACCGATTGATGGACTGGATGTGGCATCTCTCCTGATTGGAATGATTCCCATCCCTGGTGCGGCGGGAGCATCAGGAGCGGCAGCAAAGGCAATCCTGGAGAAGGCAGCACTGGGCGTGACGGCAGCAAAGGCACTCCCGTATGTGGCGGCGGCGGCACAGGTGGGAAAAATCGTGGTCATGGGGACTCAGGTTGCTCAGATTGCTGGCTACGTGCCGTCCACCTGTATTGCGAACTGCGGTGCGAACACGGAGGGCGATGACCTGCCTCCCACGAGCGAGTGCCAGGACAAGAGGGCGGATTGGAAGTCGAGAGGGTCCCGTGCCGACCCTCCTGGGTTTGCTTGGACTGCCGACTGCCCCAAACCCCCCTGCGACAAGAAGAAGTGGAAGGCAGCTACTGGGTGTGCTGAACTCACCCACGAGCAACTAGCGGCAGAGGCGGCGGCGAAGGCACAGGCAGAGGCGGATGCGGCGGCGGAGGACGACGAAGAGTTGGACTTTGATGCCTTCGATGCGGAGGAGGAGGAACCGCTCCCCGATGGGTGGGTTGAGTTGGTGAATGAGGAGGGCGAAACCTACTACGTCAATGAGGAGTTGGGTGAGGAAACGACAGTGCGTCCCACCAGTGGTCCACAGAATGCGGAGGAGTCCAGGGCACTTCAGGAGGCGGAGGACCTGAAGGAGGAACAGGAGAAGGCAGCGGCGGATGCGAAGGCACTTGCGGAGGCAGAGGCGGCAGCGGCAGCGGCGGAGAGGGCGGCAGAGGTGGCAGCGGAGAACAAACGCAAACAGGAGGAGCGGGACAAGGAACTTGCCCGCATTGCCGCAGAGGATGCGGTCACCGCCGCCCGCCTTCAGGCGTATATGGAGGAAGAGGAACGGAAGCGATGGGCGGCAGTCCAAAACAACCCGAATGCCCCGAAGACGGACGCACAATGGGAGGATTACAAGGACTTCGTGCTCAGCAAGGCGTTAAGCAGCGAATGGAAGACGAATGGAACAGGTGTGCTGGGTGGTGCTGACCTCAGTCCTCAGGAGTTCTCACTTCGGTGGGACACAGAACCAGGGATGGACTACGCCAAGTGGAAGAAGGCATGGAACAAGACGCAGTTTGACGCAGGAGCATCCTCACGAGAGGCGGCGGAACTCGAACGACTGACGAAGGAAAGGGATGCCCAGGTGGCGGCAGAGGAGGCGGCACGACGGGCAATGGACGAGCGTGACCGACTGGACTTCACCCCTGCCGAACCCGTGGAAGAACCCGCTGCCGTCTATGAGGGTGCGGGTAGGAAGTTCGAGCGTAGGTTTGGAATGACCTCCAAGGAGTTCCTGTCCCTCCCGCACTTCCCCGACATGGATGATGTGGCTCGCAGGGCAAAGATGAAGCACGAGGATGCGATGGAGTTTGCTCGGAGCGGGTCTGCGAAACCTTTTGCTGTTAAAAAGCAAATGAAGTCACAGCGTCCTGCTCTCGCTCGGATTCAGGCTCTTCAGCGTCAACGCCTCCAGCAGCGGACAGTCAAGATTCAACCGACCCACCTGCGTCCAAACCTGCTTGGTGAGGTTCCCGTTGCGAATAGCATCGGGACGTGGGGCGGAGCAAAGACACGCCGCTGCTCCTCGGACTCGGAGTCAGAGATGGAGGACCCCAAGGTTCGCAGGGGAAAGGGTCTGTATGACAACCTTGCGTTGGCGTTTTACACACTGACGACGGGACTGACTGCGACTGCCGTCGTTCAACTGCTGACCGACAACCCCGATTGGCTCCCAGTTTTTGCCACTGCGATTGCGACAACATTGGCAGGGAGGGTGTCGGCGGATGCGGCGGAGAGGGCGAACGCACGGCGGGTAGATGCCGCCCTCGATGAACAGGGAGGACAGGCGTGGCAGCAGGCACAGGCGGCGGCGGAGGCGGGGGATGCGATTGACCCCCAGGTTGTCGTCCAGGTAGAGGATGCGGCGGCACGGGTCCGCAGGGAGAGTGATGCGGGGTCCCTGGAGAGCGACCCAGGTGTGGGACGTGGTGGGGACCGCCCCAGGGTGGACCAGCAGGAGTTTTACTACCCGCAGAACCTGGACTTTGAGTCACAGGGGAGCACAGGGGCGGTCGGGTCCCTATATAACCCCCAACTGGCAGTGGGCAACTAATAACCAATGTAGACAAACCGCCACGGGCGGCAAACAAACGAGCATTGTCGACCCATCTCAGCATAGTCCTCACTAACAAAATAACCACTCGGACTTGACGGGAACAATGAACCCCTTGCTCCGCATACCATCGCCTCCCGACACCTGACGGCATCCCTTGGTCGCCTCCTTCAGGTCTGCCGTGGGGATGCGGTAGGTGGTGTATTCACCATTAGGACGAACCATAAAGTAGACCCAATAATCCGCCTTTGTAGCACGAATGCCTGAGGGGACCCCCCCACACTCGTGCTCAATGAACATTGTCTTGCCCCCAAACTTGTAGGCAAGGCGGTCGCTCTTCACTTCATAGGTTGCCTCCCCGACCTTGAAGTCCCAGTCCTTGAACGCTCCAGTCGGGGATGGTATTGCCACCCCGCCCACCATCCGCATTGCCTTCTCCTCCCACATCTTGCCGAACGAGAGGTCCTTGGAGAAGCTCGTCATTCCCTTTGCTTATAGGGGCAGGAGAAACAAACGACAGGAAAAACGCACGAATGGGGGTAATAACCACATTGGAGAAGTTATTAAGGATGTCCTGCGTCAACACAGAGGTCGTCGGGTTCATTGTTTAATACTCTACGACAGAAGTAAATGGCAGCCGCCGCCGCTCCTGTCCCAGCACCTCCCAACCCGCTTCTTCGCAACCTCGGTCAGATTGGAGACTGGATGAATGTCGAGGCAGAGCGTATAGCAGATGAGGAGGACACTAACCCTAGTGCCGACGCAAACGATTTTGCCGTCTTCCTCGAGATGGCGGTCAATGATGATTTTTTAGTCAACAACCCCGCTCTTGGGGGGCAGTTGGTCGGACCACCAGGATGGGAGCAGGAGATTAGAAGGTTAGTAATGATTGTGTGGGGGGACCCGAAGATGACGACTAGACAGAAAATAGAGAACATAGCGGGCAACCTACGGCGACCGCAGGGTGGACGGCGGCGTCGTCGGCGGGGCGGGGCAAAGACCGAAGCCGAACTCTACGAATGGTTGGCGGCGAACGCCTCAAAACTATGCGAGGATGCTCGCCCACCTTGGTGGGTAGACCAAACTGCGGATGGGTTCGCCGATTTCCTTGTGAATGTTGTAAGCGTCAACCTAGGCGACGAACCACCGCCTGGGTGGGCAACCGCACTCACGAGGAGGGTAAAGAAGGTGTGGGCGGACGAGAAGATTGACCCTGATTTTTGGGACTGCGTCGAGTTCGTTAATAAGGTTGCTGACCTGAAGTTGGGTGGGGCAGACAAGGAGAACAAACCCCCAGCAGCAGCAGCAGCACGCACGTGGGATGAGGTGTGGGACTACATGGGGGAACATTTCAATCGGATTGTGGCGGCGGAAACTGAGACCCCCGCTAGCGACGGCGGTGACTTTGGAAGATGGTTGGCGGGGACCATTGCGGGTGAGATGGACGGAATAATGCCTGACGGGTTCACAGACAGGGTCGAAGAACTCTCACGGACCCACTGGCAGAGGGGGAATGTAAGGTCGTGGCTTGAAAGCATACTGAGCAACCTACGACCCCCTCGCAGGGTTCTTGCTGCTGAGGGAAAACCACGTGATGGCGGGCATCGCCCCGACGAGCAGTTCTCGTCCCCTGTGCTGAAGGTTCTCAAGGCAATGAGCATCCACAAAATCGAGGTGGTGGGGACTGCGGGCGACCACAAGGCAATGTATTCATCGGACTACGACCTGATGGAGTCCGTTCCCCTGACAGCAAAGGCAACCAAGCAGTTCCAGTCGCTGGTGAAGAAGGCGGGCGAAGTGGGTGTGGTGACGGACATTAAGTGCGGCGAAGTTCCCGAGTGGAACCTGGCGACGTCGGACACCTACAACCGAGAGAAGGAGCGTGATGCGTTGGCGAAACTCCATGACGGAGGCATCATTACGGGCACGGAGTTCAAGCAGGGGCAGGCACTTCTGCGGAAGGGACTGAAGGGCTTGAGTTTGGTGACCACTCGACAGGAACTGCGGTTTGGTGTCCTGCGGTGGACTCCCGCCGAGGTGGCAAAGGGGAAGAAGACATATAGGGGGCGAACCTTCACGCTGAAGGAGTGCTTCACGACGGGCATGACCAAAGTGGACCTGGTGGCGTGGGTTGGGGACAGGTATGCCGAAGTAAGCAACATCATTGGATGGACCAAGAAAGGCAAACTCATTATTCCGCCCGTGGACTCGCTGAAGCAGGACATTGACCGCTACGCATCCGAGGGCAACTGGTTCAAGGTTGCGAAACGCCTGTATTCCCTCGCCAAGCAACAGGGCAAGGGCAAGACCATGAAGGACCTGGAGAAGGTCCTGAACTCGCACCTCGGGAACATCGGCACAGTCGTGTCTGACCTTGAACTGCTCAAGGAGTTCCCCGCCGAAACCAAGAAGCACAGGGCAGAGGGACTCGACGAGATGCGGGACAGGATGGCGAAGTTGTATTACCCCAAGTATGACCACGCCACGAACCCTGCCACGCTCCTGCCTGGGTTGTGGACGACTCTCCAGGATGCGACCAAGAAGGAGTTGGTTAAGCTGGGGTTGGTGTAGTTTCCCCACCCCGAGTGTCGTGAAGCAGGTAGGCTTCATTCTCCGTGATGACGTAGCACGGGTAGTTCTTGAAAATACACACCCAGCGTGACCCCGTGCTCTTGAGATGCTGGATTTCTGCCTTCTCCATACCCAAATAGGTCTTCAACACATACGCAAGGGCAGATGCTCCCGTGGACAGGGGGTAGAGCACCAACTGGGTTGCCTCGGTCAGGAGCAGGCGGGTCTTGGCGTAGTTGGTGAGGTAGTGCGTCAGACATAGCATCGTTATATTCATGTGCCGACCCATCGTGGCAATGTCGTCCATCAACTGCTGGATGGTCTTTGCCTCCTTGCCCGTGAACGAGTCGTAGTCGTCAAAGATGACCATGGTGTCCCGCAGTTTCTCCATGTCCTCCGTGGTCTTAATCGGCTTCTCGACCAACTTGGCGGGCTTCAACCGAATACACTGCCGACCCTTCATGGAGTCCAGTGTGTCGTCCTGTTCCAACTTGGAGACCAAAAAGACCGAGCGGTCGGGGTATTGCTTCATATACTGCTCGGCAAGACCCTTGGCGATGTGCGACTTGCCTGACCCTGATGCTCCCGCAATATACCACACCTCACGCTTCTTGGGGTCCCGACTCGGGATGAGTTCAAAATGCGAGTCGTCGGGCAACTTGACCCGTGTGTTCGACTCTTGCTTGGCGGACCCGCTCATCTCCGCATACGCCTCGACAACCCCAGGGATGCGGGTCACCTCGGAGGAGAGGTGCTCGGGCGGAATGCCACGGGCAAATGCCTCCTGGAGAATACGCATGACCTCCACCTGCTTCCGTGCGGGCAGGGACCTCAACTTATTACCAACCTCCAGCTCCTGAACACCGCCCTTCCCCGTCTTGCCGTCCTGATGGAGGTAGAGCACGTCGCCGTTCATCTCACCCCCCTTCACCTTTGCGATGGCGACCCCCTTGCCCTTCTCAAAGTTGATGCTTACTGCCGACGGCATTTGAATTACTCGCAAGGTTTTAGTCAACGGGACTAACCGAATACCCCCAATGTAAAAATCTCAAATCTCGGGTTATTACACTCGCTCACACATCCTGGTCGTTGTGTGCTGCGAGTGCTGCTCCGTTCATGCTCCACTCGGGCGGGGGCGGGGGGAGTGCCCCGTTGTGTGCGGCAATGTAGCATGCCTCGCACCTATACTTTCGCTTGCCGTCGGGCATCTTGAAGAACCGCACTCCGTTGTGCCCGTGCTTGCGGTTCTGCGGGCAACCCCCGCACCCTCGGGCGTGGATTCCGCCGAACATTGCGTTCTGCGGGATTGTTCCGTCGTTCCGTGCCTGGCGGAAGCGTGCCTGTGCTGCCCTCCGCTCGGGCAGGTTGTTGAACCCATCAATCGCTCGCTGGGGGCGGTCGGGGTCGTTGGCTCGTCCGTCGACAAGTCCATCTCGGACTCGGGGTCCAAGGACAGGCGGGGGTGGAGGTGGAGGTGGCGGTGCGTGGAAGGGGTCGGGTTGTCCGTTCAGGAGAAGGGGCGGTGCGAGCGGAATGTAGGGAATCGGTGCTCGGCAAAGCGGGCAGACCGCCGTGCCTGCCGCTCCGTGGAAACCGAACCCCGTGCGGACGCTTTGGACTCGAGGCTGGCAGTCGGCACACATTCTGTGTCCGTTGGGGCATACGGGAACTCGGTCTTGGATGGTGTTGGGTTCGTAGCAGATGGGGCAGTCGTGGTCGCCGAGCTCGTCGGGAAGTTCTTGGGGGTGTGCCATGGTTGCCGCCCCTACTCCTCTTTCCTTGGATGCTACGAATTCGTTTTTACCGCTCCAAACTCGGTTTTTACGCCCCGTAATAAAAACGGAATGGATTTGTAAAAACGGAAACGGAATAAGTAAAGAAATAACACAACACCCCGACCAAAATGACGAGACCCGCAACCTACACCGCCGAGACGGCACGAGCAGTCTACAACGACTACTGGAACGACAAGGACTCCACCTGTGCGGCGGTGGCGGCGAAGCATGGACTCAATCGGGACAAGGTCTTCCTCATCATTCACAAGAGGGGAGTGTTCAACGCACGGGTGTTGAAGGACGAACCCAACCACCCCACACGCTACACCAAAAGTGCCGCCATCACCACCGAGACGGCACGCAACGCCTTCAACGACTACTGGGGGGACAAGAAGGCAACCATCGAGGGCGTGGCACGGAAGTATGCCGACCAGGGACTCACCACCAACAAGGTTTCCGCCATCATCCACAAGAAGGGCACGTGGTGGGGAGTGACCATCACCCTCACCCGCCCCGAGCGGCAGATGAACAGAAACGAGATGATTCGAGCGGCGGGGGGCGACCCTAACCAAGAAAGGTAAGGCGGGAGCGGACTACTTGAAACGCTGGGTCTTGGGAGGAAAAGTGGGGGTTGGGACTTCAAACTCCCCTAGAAAAAAAACATTTCTGCCCCGTCCCTATTTTTTTTTTAAGTTGGACTCAAAAAAGTCAAAAACACCCTGATTTCCTCCCAAAACCTAAATAGGTCAGACAACCTCCAACCACCTCCAAACCACAGGTAAGGATTTGGTCTTGGGATTTGGTCCAAAACCTGCCTCCCATTAGGTTCCAAACCACCAAAACCTTTCTCGGCGAGGACCAATGGACTACACCTTGCTGGCACAGTTCGGTGTGAGCGGCGGAACCCTCGTAGTGTTGGGCGTATTGTGGCGTGCCTTCCTGTGGGTCAATCATCGACGCATCACCTCTCGTTGCTGTGGCAAGGTGCTGGAGATGGAGTTGGATGTGGATTCACCCCACACCTCCGTCCCTGTTGTCGTTCTAAAACCCCCGCCTGTAGTAAAGGATGAGTTTGGTCGTTCAACCCTACAAGTTGAAGGGGGAGGGGTCGGGCTTCCGCACCTACCTGAACGGGACCGCAGCATCTCGCAAACCAGTGGAGTTGGAAAGAGCGATTCAGCAGTGGGATGCGTTGAAGAAGGCAGGGGAAGGCAACAGAGCGAAGTCGTATGCCCTGAGCGAGACGGACATGAAGAAGGTCATCCCCACCCTCAAAATCCTGTCCTACCCCGAGTTGTTGAAGGCAAGTAGCATCGACCAAGTGCTGGATGAGAAGGGTCGCCTGATGCTCCTCTACCTCACGGAGAATATGTCCACGGGACACTGGGTCTGCCTGTTGAAACTGCGGGGGACCAACATCATTGAATACTTCGACCCCTACGGACACTACAAACCTGACGGCGAGAAGAAGTGGTTGAGTCAAGCAAAGCGTCGTGAGTTCGGGCAGGACACGGACCACCTAACGCAACTCCTGGACTCCAGCGGGTATGTGGTCAAGAGCAATGCTGTTCCCTTCCAAAAGGACAAGCAGGACATGAACACGTGTGGTCGCCATTGTCTCACTCGCCTCTACTTCAAGCATCTTACCCTCCCGCAGTATGCTGCCATGGTCAAGAGCACGGGTATTCCCGCTGACGACTTCGTGACTGGGTTCACTCAGCGTCTTATTGGTCGGTAAATAATACTCGCTACCTACAAATGTCCTTCACCAAGCAGATTGTGACAGGAAGCAGTGCGGACGGGGATTACGTCTACTACAATGCGACCATCGTCAATAACACAGTCAAGACCACGCAGACCACAGACGACCCCCAGTGTTCGTTTGAGGATTCTCGTCTGAATCCGCTCCTGCGGGATGCCTCTCAGTATGTGGTCAGCGTGGACAACTTCGTCCTGAATGGTGCTACGAAGGAACTGCCCCTCCTCATTCCCCAAATCCTGCCCCGCCCCCTGACCGCAAGTGTCACGGCGGCGACAGTGTCTGCGGATGGGAAGACGATTACATACACAGTCACGCAGAACCTCGTGGGCGGGCAGAAGATTTACTCCGTTTCGGGTCTGTCTGTTGATGGGTTCAACATAGGGGAGAGCATCATTGTTTCGTCCACCGCATCGACCCTGACCATGCTGAACGTCAACAACCTAGCGGCAGGACTGACCTCTTCGGGCACGGGCACTCTCTCCTACCCGAGTGCCACTGACGTCCACACCACCATCTACACAGTTTCCTTTGGACTTCAGCTCGGCACGGGGTCAGGAACCACCACGAGTTCGGGAACACTCACAACCTTCCTGGCGACAGAACCCATCCAGTGGGTCACGGAGGTCCAGTCGCCCAACGTCACTCCGCCTCTGACTGCGAACCCTCGCCAGCAGGAGAGCCCGTTTTATTATGTCTACACCTACCAGCACTGGCTCAACCTCCTTAACAACGCACTGACGAAGTGCTGGCGTGATGTAATGTATAAGGCACAGGTCACCCTCGGCTTCGGCGGAACCCAGTGCCCGTTCTTTGAGTTCAACCCTGCCACTGGACTCTTCTCGTTGTGCCAGGACAGTTTAACCAGTTGGATTCCGTATGGTCAGTCCAAGCAGACAAATACCACAGTCACCGACCAGCATGCTGGAGTCTCGGATTGGACCTACCCCTTTGCTCCTGCGTTTGCTCCGACAACGACACTCTTGGGTCGTGGACAGGGCACAGCAGGAGGCACGGCAACGGGCACGGGCACGGGCACGTCGGGTGCCGTCAACCAGCTCGTGTCCCCCTACGGCGAGCGGGAGTTTTCCTTCGTAGGCATGAACACGAACCTCGAGGGACTCATGACGAACTTCGACACTGTCTTCTACGGAGGCAATGCCGTCGTGGCGTCCACCACGGGGTATTACTATGCCCCGCTCAAGGGTTCGGCAATTCCTCCCGCAACAGCATCAGCTGACTTTGTGACCGCATCCGCCTCTGACCCCATCTACTTTCCCGAGAACGTCATCAACGTCGTCCCTGATGCTCGGTCGGACTGCTTCTTCACCCTGCCCCAACCCTGGGCAGTGACGACACCTTCCCTCATCTACTACATTCGTGAAACGCAGGACTTCATCAGCACGGGAACTTTGTGGTCACCCATCTCGTCCTTCGTGCTGGGAACCTCGCAAATCCCAGTCAGGATGGAGCAGATGGCATCTCCTGTTCTGCTGGGCACGGGCAGCTTGGGTGGGACGAACCCGAGCGGTGCGGGACAGAGAGTTCTCCTTGAGGTGCCGATTGATTGCGTGACGGCAGACCTGTGGCGTGGGTATGTCCTCTACAAACCCCTGACTCCCATCTTCTCCGCCTTGGACTCGACCCAGCAGGAACTCAGCACCATCGACATCTCTATGGGGTGGCGAAACCGCCTGACGAACGAGGTCGTCCCTCTCCGCCTCTACAACTCAGGAACAGTGACCTTCCGCCTCCGCTTCATTCGCAAGTAGCGTCGTTTAGTCCCAAAAAATCTTCCCGTTCTCTCCACAAATGGCAACAGAGGTGAGCAAGTATTCGGTCTATGACCCCCGTGTGATTCAGCAGAAGCCGAAGTATGCCGTGGAGAAGGGTGCCCTGAGTGTGAACAACGTCACCTTCAACGCACAGACTGCCAACTCGTCGAGTCAGCAGTTTAACGTCATTGTCCCGTCCGAGAACGTCTTTATTGACCGAGCGGTGGACTGGGTGAGCGGCGGAGTTGTGTCCGTGTCCCTTGGTATGTCGGGCACTGGTGCGGCGTCAGGCAACGTCCTCGTCACTCCTGGTGAGGTTGCCCTGGCGGCATTCCCGTGCCACCAGACTGTCCAGCAGATGACGGCGACGATTAACGATGCCTCAGTGAGCGTGAACACGGCGGATGTGCTGAACCAGGTGCTTCGTCTGTCTGACCTCTCCCTTCACCGCAAGCAGCGGACGTGCCCGACGATGCTCGACACGTATGCCTCCTACCCCCGTGCCACCTCGGTGGGTGGAGTCGACACGGCGACCTCGCAGGCGTCTCTCCAGCAGGGTTCCCCGCTCGCCACGTATGGTGCTCGCTTTGAGTCCGACCAGCTCCCGAATGGTGCCTTCTCCCAGTGGTGGTTCTGCGACGTGAACGGAGCCCCGCTGACGACGAACAACGGACTCCCTGTTTCGACGGGCACGGGCACTATTGCCGAGGTCTTCTACATCCGCTTCCAGTCCACGGAGAAGCTCCTGCTCCCGCCGTTCATCTTCGGCGATGGGTTTGAGATGTCGACGGGTCTGTTCGGTGTCCAGAACTTCCAGGTTCAGATGAACTTGGCGTCGTCGCCCGCCCGTGCGATTCGCATTGCCGACACCTATGTCGGTCGTGCGGTCGGCACGGCTCGCACTGTCGCCTCGTTCTCCGTTGCGTGGACGACATCGACGGCTCTGACCTATGCCCCCTACCCGATTGCCCCTGCCCTGGCGGTTCAGTTCCTGACCCCCGCCCTGGATGTCCCGCTCCCGCCCAAGAGCATCGTGCCGTATATGGAGTTTCCCCGCTATGTGACGAACCTTACGCCCAACCAGGCGTCCACGATTGGTGCCTCCATCCCCACCGCCCAGGGTGGGCGTTCGGGTGCCACGGCTCAGTCGTCTAACACGATTACTCTGCCGAACATCCCCGACCTCATCATGATTTACGCCAAGCCGTCGACAGTCGGTGCCACCATCGGGTCTGCTGCCCTCTACACGGGTCAGTCGCCGACGGGCATTTGGGACTCGTGTATGTCGGACTTCACCCTGCCGATTTCCGCCATCAGCGTCAACTTCGACAACTTCTCGGGTCTACTGGCGAACCACTCGCAGTATGAGCTCTACAAGATGTCGGTGAACAACGGACTCGACATGGACTTCGCCACGTGGTCGGGTGAGTCCAAGCGTGCCCCTGCGTCGGGCACGGGCACGCCGTATGTCGCCACGTGCGGCGGACCCCTGGTTCTCCGCCCTGGTCGTGATTTCGCCCTTCAGGCGGGTCAGGCTCCTGGACTGGTCGGCAACTTCTCCCTCCAGTTCAACGTCACCCTCGGCAACCAGTGGTTGGTTCCGATTACCTCCATCAGCCTGTTCTGCGTCCCCATCAGCAGTGGGTTCTTTGAGACGATTAAGGGGTCGTCCCGCATCATCAAGGGTGTTCTCACGGAGCAGGACATCCTGTCCTCCGCCAACGCCGCCCCCGCCGCCGACCTCGACCGCCTGGTGGGTCGGGCGGACACGAGCAGCTACGGGCGGTTGGAAGCCTCCAACCCTGGGCGTAAGCCGACGAGGGAGGAGGGGCGTAAGATGGCGGCATATATGTAGAGCATATATACACAAGGGACTTGTTTCCCGTGTAATGGAGCAAAAGAGCAAATGGTGGGGAGTCAGCCTGGACGACGAAGAGGATGTGCCTCGTATGGGTCCGCCTGAGTATATTCCGCCAATGAGGTTTGAAATGAAAAAAGTCAAGCCCCTACCAAAGGAGAGCAAGGGCAAGGTTGTTAGGAGAGTAGGTATTCGTTTTCCAGTTGCCCTTCATCGCCTCGTGCGAGGCACGAAAGGTCTTTCTCTTCATGTCCGCATACCCCTCTGACACCTTCCCTTGCCTCTCAAGAAAAGACCAAATCAGGTAATCGCCATACCCAACTCTCCCGAAGAGGACAACCTTCCCTCCAGGAGTCTTGTAGGCGACCTTGTGAATCCCGTCCGTTGCCAGTGAAACCGCATCAGGGTCATACCCCGCTTCTTCTGCCTTTTCCTTGATGTCCCGTAGGTAGTTGCGAGGCATCGGCAGTTTCTTCCCGCCCTTCAGGTCATCGTCCGCATCGTGACCATTGTCTAGGAAGGAATAGACCCGTGCCATCGCCCATTGTTCCTTTGACTTGACGGACGGACGGACGGACTCGGGGTTGGTCTTATACGCCCCGATGCCCCGATTATACACCTGCTGTAGAATGTCCTCGGAGATGCCTGTGGCTTCGGCGAGACTTTGGACGTTGCCTGACTTCATCCCCAACTTCTTCAGCACATTCTCCCGATGCGTCTCGCCCCGCAAGGGGGCTCCGTCCCCCGTGCCCGCCCCTGTCTTGACGTCATAGTTGGTAATAAACAACTCCTTCCTGTCCTTTGTGCCGATGGACTTATACCTGTTGCTCATCTGCCCTTTTACAGTATAACCCCGAATGTTGGACCCTGCGAATGCCTGGCGGATGCGTGGAGAGTCATTGATGGTCACGAAGAACTTGCCCTTGATTCCGTTCAGGACCTCCGCCAACTCCTCAAAGTCAAACGCATCTGACCCCTTCGCATACTCGAGATTGTCGCTGTCCTCGTAGGGCGGGTCAAGGAAGAAGAAGGTTTGGGGTGAGTCATACTTCTTGATGACCTTGCGGTAGTCCTCGTTCAGGAGAGTGGCATTGCCTAACCGCTCCTTATACTCTGCGATGCGGTCGGTCTTGGACGAGGGGTCTGAGGCTCGGTAGACAATGTTGCTTTCCTTGACGGCACGTCCGCTGAATCCATTACACCGACGGATGATGCTTTCAACAACCCTCGCACCGACGGAGGATTGATTACTTGAAAGGAACCGCTTTTGGGCGGCGAGGGTCTTGGGGGCGGGGTAGGAGGACGGGGAGTTTGGGGCAGAAAGAACCCGCTTATAGTCCGCAATAAGGTCTGAGTCCAGGTCATTTACCACCTCCTTACTACTAGGCGGTTTTCCAAAGAAGACCGCCCCGCCGCCAAAGAAGGGTTCTACATAGACCTCATGGGCAGGAAACATCCCGAGCAACTGCTTCACTTGTTTCTTCTTGCTCCCGATGCGGCAGAACAGGGGCTTCATTACCATCAGGGCAGGATTTCGTTTGCGGTTTCCAACCCCCGAGAACAGTAGACGCATCCAGCGTGTCCGCCCCGTGTAATGCCCTCGCCATCATAAAGTAGGTGGACTTCTCCCGCCCAACCGCACTGCGGGCAAACACAAGAGCAAACCAGTCCGCCATGAACTCGATGAGCAGTTCCTTCTTGGTGATGCCCTGCTCCTTCAACTCGGATGGCAGAGCAAAGTGAAGACCACGCTTGGATGGGAGTTTGATGCGTAGCGACGAGGAGTTTGGGTTGACGAGTTTGGCGTGCGGAACACCTACCTTGAACTCCTCCCACAACCGCAGTTCGTCTGTCACGACATAGATGGGCATACGGAACTCATCCTTGAGAAGCTTGACGGCATTGCCGACATACCCCTCGTCGGGGCGGTCAGTTCCTCGCAGATGAACGACGAACGAGTTGGGGTCAAAGTCGGCGAGAAGGGACTTGATGCCTTCCACCACCCAAGGGCGAAAACGCACGTGGGTTATGAACTCCGACAGGTCATAGATTCGCTCTCCATCCCCATTCGTCACAATCACATCGGCATTCAGCACGGGGGGTTCGCTACACGTCATGATGTGTGGAATGTAGGACTTGGCGACGCTATTCAACCCGACCAAGTGTGCCCTGCGTCCAGGCATCCTAAAATATACATCCTCAAACGTCCAATGAGGCGGGTGAACCCTCGCATCCTGCTGAATCATCGCCCGCAGTGCCTCGGGTTTCGTAGCAGTGTCGACACCGACAAGTTCCATCACCTCGTCAAACCCAAACTCTCCGCCACCCCACACCATGTCGTCCCAAATAACGCACAGACGGGCATTGCGGTTCCGACAATACTTAATCAGATGCGTAAGAACTTGGAGGCGGTCACACCACCCCTCCCATCCCTTAAACACCACAATCTGCTTCGTCATTACTCTATACCAAGTATTAATACCTGATGTTAAACCGCACATAAGAACATCTTGTAGTAAAGGAAATGCCACACCTGCCGTATAGCACGATTCCACGGGGCATTGGGGCGTGTATAACCCCGAAGCCCAAGGCAATCAGCAATGTCTACCCACGAGGCGGATTTGTCGATGTTGGGACGGGCACAGGCACGGGCACAGGACCAACGCCACCGCCTAATCCTCCCATCGTCAACATCCTAACCTTCGTTCTTTCACCAGGCATCACAGTCACGTGGAACAATACGGGCGGGGCAGTGACCTCTCCCTATTCGGTTGTTCTCTATGGTGATGCCTTTTCCCCGCCCACAACTATACGGGACTCGACGACGACCGCATCTACCACCTACACCTCAGGGGTCACGACCACATACGACTTCTTCTATTATTACACCATTACGGGAACAAACGCAGATGGGTCCTCCAGTGCCAGCACCAGCATCCTCCAAGCACCTTCCCAGGCACCCTCCCTTCTCTTCTCGTCCTTTTCCTTCGGTGGAGTTCAGGGAAGCACGACTGCCGCCCCGACGTGGAACTGGACGAACACGGGGGGCGTTCCCGTCACGCAAACCTACGTCCTCTACTCGGACGCAACCAATCCGCCCTCGACAGTCATTGCCTCGGGGTCACTTGGTCCTACCGACCTAACCTTTGTCTACGGCGGAGCAACAGTCGACGGCAACTACTATACGATGGAGGTCACCGCCACGAACACGGGCGGGTCTAGTTCCTTCAACAATACCCAGGTGAACAATCGTGTCGCTCCCGTCATCACCTTCTCGTCGTTCGCCTTCGCAGGGACCATTGGAGGCGTCTCCGCCACCCCGACGTGGAACTGGACCCTCTCGGGTGGTGCTGTCGCCACAATGTCGTTCACCCTGTATGCGGATGCTACACCCAGTCCGACATCAGTCGTTGCCTCAGGGTTCCTGTCCTCAACCGCCACGTCGTATGCCTACACAGGAACAACTGTGGCAGACTATTATTACAGACTGGTGGTCAGCGTCGTCAACACGGGAGGGTCGGACTCATTCGACGACACCAACAGACAGAACCTCCGCCCTCCCGTCATCGCCTTCGCATCCTTCTCTTGGACGGGCGGACAGGGATTGACGACCGCCGCCCCCGAGTGGACCTGGACGAGCACGGGCGGAGCACCCGCATCCTACCAGGTGCGACTCTTGGAGCGGGTGTTTGGTGTGCCGCCGTATGTTCTCATCGACACTCAGACACCCTCAGGAACCACCCTCTCCTACCTTTACTCAGGGGCGGTCCAGCAGGACTACGAATACGAGGCACGAGTTTCGGCATTCAACTCCTCGGGGAGTAGCAATTTCAACAACGCCCAGCAGAACCTTCTGTTGTCCCCTAATCCAGTCGAGACTGCGTTCGCATGGGACGGGGTGGATGGGTCAGGGTATTACACTCAACCTCATTGGTATTGGACGAACACGGGCGGCAAGAACCTCATCGGACAGTCTTACGTGATTTACGGCGACGCATCCAATCCGCCGACGACTGTGGTGGACGTTGGGTCCCTCTCGACTACGGACACGGACTTCCAGTGGAACGTCGCTACAACCCCCAACGACTACTACCAGTTCGTCCTCACGCAGACCAACACGGCATCCGTAGCAGGTGGCGGACCCAATGGCACCATGAACTCAACAATCCAGCAGTCAACGCCCGCCTAGGCGAGGTATGCGATGATGACGACACCCGAACCACCAGCGGCACCATTACCCGAGGATGTTCCGCCCCCTCCGCCTCCACCTGTATTAGCAACGCCTGCTGTAGGGTTCCCGCTAGTTCCGCCCCCGCCTTTTCCACCACCACCTGTTCCACCTTCTCCGCCAATAGTGTCGCTGGCTCCGCCTCCGCCTCCGCCCAATGTATATGAAGCACCGCCGACGAAATAAGTGCGTCCCGCACCACCATTAGGAAGATTACTAGATGCTCCAACAGCACCCATACCGCCGCCTCCGCCAGCAGTATTCACAAAACCGCCGTTGGTGGAACCAGCACCCCCTGCGAAACCCTGACTTCCAGCACCACCAGTTCCTGTATAACCGCCACCGCCACCACCACATCCTCCAGCAGAACCATTAAGGGTCCATCCACCACCGCCACCACCACCAGTTCCTGTAATGCCATTGAATGAAGAGTCCTGTCCGTTGCTCCCGCTATTGCTACCTGTTCCACCAGCACCTCCATTACCAACAGTGACTGTATATGACCCAGCGGGAACTGTGCCAGCGAGTTCATCCGCCCCGCCCGCCCCACCGCCGCCGCCTATAAATAATGCTCCACCGCCACCGCCGCCGCCCACGACGAGGAGTTCCCCAGTCAAGTTCCCCTTCGCTATGAAGGTCCCCGACGACGTGAACATGTGGATTATATACCCGTTGGCTGCCGTGATTGTCCCGCCCTCTGCCAGTCGAGTGAGGGACGGAGGAGGAGGTAGGACGGAGAGCGGGTAGACAGACAGACCCGTTGTTGCTTTGAACTGCGGTTCGTTGTTGCTACTCCGCTTCGTCTTATAGGGTTGGTAGGGCATTTGTTATGGTCGCAGGACTTTTTCTACCGAGTATAACAAGGTAAAAAACCACAAGCATAGGTCAATGACGCATAAATAAGTTAATGTAAGCGTTCAGTGTGGTAATAACCCAAAAGAACCGAGAAAATGCGGTAAAATCATTAATGATTTTACCGCATTTTCTATATTACTTTGTGTTCTTTCTGTTTTGATGCTGGTTTTTACCATCACACTCGGGTAAAGCAACTTACAAACATAATGAATACAAGTATTAATGGAAGTATTTACCACAACACGTCCTATTGTGCGTTGCGATTGCGGTGGGGGGCATACGACTGACCCAATGGAGGCGGAGTTTGAGGTGCTGTGCTGTGAGATGCTCCGACTAGAGAGTAGGAAGGAGAAGGTTCGTGTGCTACTGCGGATGCGGGATGTTGTCCTACGGATTAGGTCTTCTGCGTCGACTCCACCTGCGGAATGTCCGTAGGGAACATCACTGCCGACAGCATCACGACAGAGGAGTTGGGAGCAGAGTAGAGGGCGGTCAGGAATGTCCGCCCCCGCTTCCTCAAATACTCGGTCATTGGTTTCCCCTCGTTCGACAACCCACAGAAGTGCTTGCGGTTCTCTTCGGTGACCCCGCCCTTCACTCGGTAGAACCTCGGGATTGAGGCAACTGCCCCAGCGGTGTCCTTGCCCTTGTCCTCCTTCAGTCGAGCACTGATTCGCTCCTTGAGGAACTTGTTGTAGTCTGCCACGGCAGATGTATAGTCAGGCATGATGGGGCAAACCTTCTTCCCCGCATCCAGCTCCGCCAGGTTCTCCTTGAAGTATTCGGTATGCCGTCCAAGCACGTCGCCTTCCATTCTTATACAGAGAACAGAGTATTTACATGCCTTTTCTACATAGGGTGCCAGCATTGGTTCTCGGGGGTTCCCAGGTAGACAAGTCCCACACGGGAGATTGTCGGACTATTCTCCAGTTCAGTCTCCATCCTCGTCCACCCCCAGTTGGCGATGAAGAAGAAGCGTGTGCCCTCCTCGCTGCTCCCCATCTCCTCAGAGTGTAGGAGCATCTCGGCACCGCTAGGGCGGTTCAAGACCATCTCACAAAGGAAGGCAAGGATGTCCACGAACTCTCCATCAAACTGCCAGCAGTGCTGTCCGCTCGGCATAGGAGTGAAAGGAGCAGGAGTTAGGAGCATCTTACTCTGTGCTAGGTTATTTTCCACTAAACCAAACCAGTTAAAAAATGTGGGGTTGTTCGGGTTTGCCCCTGCCCGTTGGGTGGTTGTCTACTCGTCGTCATACTCTTCCTCCTCGTCGTCGGAACAGCACGTGCTCCCGTCGTCGTCCGCCTGTTGGTGGGTTCCCGACCCCTTTCCCTTTCCCTTCCCCATACATTCAGAGCAGAGCTCCCGCTCACGGAGGTGCTCGGCGATGTCGTCGCTGTTGTAGGTCTTCTCGCAGAGAAGGCACTTGTGGTGCGGGTCCTTCTTCCACCCCGTGCTGTCGTGGCAGTTCTTCCCCTCCTTCCCATACTTCTGCTCCTCTGTTGCCGTGAGGTCCGCCCAGTCCGCCCCGAACTCCTCCTCCATACACTCGGGGCAGTATTCGTTGTGCCTGAGTTCCTCTGCCATCGTCCGTGCGTCGTAGGTTGCCTCGCAAAGGCAGCAGGTGCGGTCGAGGTCTGCCATGATGATTGCCGTCGTTCTGTCGTCGAGCGTCCAGGTTGTGTCGAGAAGTGTTGTCATTGTGTCTACCCGCCTTCCATTTCTTTTACCAAATGAGTTCCGTTTTATACGCTCCAAACCCAGTTTATTACACGATGTAAAAATGGGGTTGTCGGGTTGACCCCTGCCCGTTTATGTCCTACCTACTTCTGCTCTTCGTCGTCCTCCTCGACCTCCTCCTCGGGGCGGCACTTCACGCACACCCAATCTCCGTGGAGGTTGTAGCCAGGCTCTCGGTCAGGGTGCTCATCAAACTCTTCCTCGTTGTGAAACACCTTGCCGCCCATCAGGGCACCGCAGTAGTGGCACCTCTCCGACCACTCCTCCTCCTCCTCCGACTCCGACTCGTCGTGGCAGTGGCACCTCTCGTCGGGGCACGCCTTGCGGATGAGAACCACCTGGAACCCTGGCGTTCCCACCTCGCCGAACCCTCGCCAGTCCCAGTGCTTCTTCAACTCGCCATTGTCGTCAAACGACTCCTTGCCGCCGTATGTCTTCTCGAACCAGGCGTCCATCTCCGCCCAGGTCACTCCGTCGCTGGGGGTGAATCGCATGCTCATCTTGTCGCTGTCGCTGGTCACGTTCTTCCAAAGGGGTGCGGTGTTGTTGGCGTTCATCTTGTCTTGTGTGCTGGCGGGACTACCATTAGTTCGTGGACCAAAACAATTCGTTTTTACCGCTCCAAACCGCATTTATACCGCCTCGTAGTTGCCCTCGGGGTCCATTTCAAACCATACCCCGAAGTTGCGGCGTTGTCCCTTCGCACGGGCGGTGACGTGGACGTCGTGGAGCAGCGGCTCGCCCTCGGCTCCTGCCACCCACGAAGCTGCGAACTTCCACGTCCATCCATCCTTCACAACCTGCCAACTCAACTGCTGGGGCGTGTTGTCGGGGTTCTTGGGGGACTTCTCGATGAGCAGAACCTTTGCGGTCGATGTGAAGATTGCGGTATTCATTTTACTCCTGCCTTCCATTTGTTATAAGGTTCTAGTTTCGTTTTACACTCTCTAACGCAGACTTGCCTGTCGCTTCTCCTTGATGAGGTTCTCCGCAATCTCCTGCCAGTCCTTGACTGTTGCCTTCTCCTGTGCGAGTTCGTCCTTGACGTTCTTATACACGGACGCAGACACGCTCGACATCAACTCATACCGCAAGTCCTCAATCTTCGCAAGCAGGGCACGACGCTCCTCCTCGGCGAGGGTGATTGCCTTGTCGGCGTGTTCCTGAATAATCGTCAGGAGGTTGTTGTCTGCGGTTCCAACCTTCTTGCCTGCCTTCACCTTCTTGGAGTTCTCGATGAGCGTCTTCAGGTCAGCAAATGCGGTCTTGCTGTTGGTGGACATTGTTATGCTCTCCATTTGCTTTACCTTGTGAGTATTCGTTTTTACAACTAAACGCAGTCGTTTAGATGTTAAATACTTCTTCCTGGTAGTAAGGTAAATGAAGTCCGTCAGCGATTACATGATGAGCATCCACAAGGAGTTAGTGGAGAAGCGAGGCATCACCGACAGCACCGCCTCGCAGTATATTCGCAACCTGTATTCGCTGAACAACAACCACCCCTTCACCAACCTGGCGTGGTTGAAGAGCAAGGATGCGATTGCGACTCGCCTCGGGGAGTTTGCCGAGTCGACGCAGAAGACCCTGCTGTCGGTGATTGTCGCCGCCCTGTCGCTGGTCAAGGACAAGGCAACCTATAAGAAGATTCATTCTCACTACTATAACGAGATGATGGCACGGAGTCGTGAGGCACGGGGGGCGGACACCAGCATCAAGACGGAGAAGCAGGACAAGAACTGGTTGTCGTGGGATGTCGTCATGGCACACAAGGAGCGTCTTACCGAGGAGGTGAAGGCACTGCCCGATGGAAGCAAACTAACGCCTGGTCAGTGGGACACGTGCCTGTCCTTCATGGTGCTGTCGCTCTTCACGGAGTTTGAACCCCGCCGCAACCAGGACTACCAGTATATGTATGTCGCCACCAAGTCCAAGCTGGTCGGAGGCGAGGCGAACCACGTGACACTGGACACGGGCAAGTTCATCTTCAAGAAGTATAAGACCGCCAAGTCGCACGGCATCCAGGAGTTCCCCGTGCCTCCGAAGTTGATGGAGGACATCAAACTCTACCTGTCGCATCATCCCATCCACAATATTCCCGAATTCAAGAAGAAGTTGCCGACCAAGGACACCTTCCCGCTCCTCGCCACGCACGATGGGTCGCCCCTTGTTGCGGTGAATGCCATTACCCGCATTCTCAACCGCATCTTCGGTCAGCGTGTGGGTGCCACGATGCTTCGCCACATTTTCCTGTCGAACAAGTATGACGTGAAGGACATGAACGACACTGCCGAGAAGATGGGGCACTCGGTCGCCCTCCAGCATGAGTATATGAAGGAAGGTGGAGCATCCGTTCAGTCCATAACTCTGCCAATGGCGGATGGTGCCTCTCCGTAAAAACTCCCGAAAACAAATGTGTAGGAGGTGTAAGGAAGTATGAGTTGCCGTAAAGAGAGTGGTTTAAATGGAAAGACGACAGACGTGGTAATGGAGTTATACGCCGCCCTTGGGTGGTCAGTTGTGAGCGGCGACATGGGGTATGACCAAACGGCGGGGAAAAAGACCTTCCACTTCCACTCGCAAAGTTGGCGGGACAATCCCGTATGCCGAGAGGGGGCAACAGGGTATGCGTTGCGGACGGGCGACCAGTCGGGGGTGATGGCAATCGACATTGACGACCCGACCCGACCCCACAATCAGGAGTTGGTGAGGTTGTGCGAGGAGGCAGGGGCGATTAAGCAGATGACCCGCAAGGGCATTCACTACCTGTTTAAGTCCGATGACCGCCTCCGCACAACGACCAACGCAAAGTTGGCGTTAGACATCCGCAACAAGAACGCCCTGCTCTACATCGAGCCGTCGCACTACGTGGTGAATGGCAGGACGCAGTTCTACAAGTTCCAAAACCTGCCCACGGCGGCGGACGGGGTTCCCGAGTGCCCGCAGGCGGTGGTGGATTACATTCATTCCCTGTTCCGCCCCACGCTGACCACCGAGCAGAAGAAGGTCATCAAGGACTCGGTGAAGCGGGAGAATGCGGGTATGGACAAGCTGAAGGTGGACATCAGCAAGACCGCCGAGGACGTCAGGGTTCTTCTGCGGACAATCAACCTGGACCACTGCGAGAACTACTCGGACTGGATTAAGGTTGGGTTGGCGATTCACCACGAGGGGTTGGGGTGGGAGTTGTTTGATGAGTTCTCCCGCAGGTCGTCCAAGTATAGGGAAGGCGAACCCTACCACGTCTACGAGTCCTTTGCCACCCGCCCGACCGAGGAACCCGTGAGCCTTCGCACCCTCTACTGGTGGTTGAAGAACGAGAATGAGGCGGTGTTCAAGACCCTGATTAACAAGGAGGAGAATGAGGAGTATGTCGCAATGAAGATGGAGTTCGAGCAACGGGCGTGCGTGATTGGGTGTAAGGTCATGTTCAGGCAGAGCAACGGCAGGTTTGAAATCATGAGTCACGGGGATGCGAATGTGAAGTGGATGAACAAGACCTTCCGCAAGTGGGACGACGGGAAGATGAAGCGGGAGTCGTTCTTCTACTGGTGGATGAGGGACGAGAACCGCAAGGAGTATGAACGCATGGACTTCCTCCCGCCCCCGCTGGTTTGCCCACCCGACGTGTTCAACCTCTACACGGGTATGGTTGCCGAAACCCTGCCAGTGGTTCCCGACGAGGAGGTGGAGGAGTTGGTGAAACCCATCCTACGGCACATTTGGAACCTGTGCTCGGGCGAGGTTGACCTGATGTTGAAGTGGTTGGCACAGCTGGTCCAAAACCCAGGAGTCAAGTCGGGCATCGCCATGGTGATTCGGGACATTTACCGAATGCTGGAAGAGGGCGGAGGCACGGGCAAGAACCTGTTTGTCGAGTGGTTGGGCGACTCGGTGATTGGGCGGGAGTATGTAGTCATCATCGGGAAGAACGAGGACTTGTATGACCCATTCAGCGAACACTTGGAACACAAGCTGCTGGTCTTTGTTCCCGAGGCGAACGGGGCGGTCAACGGCAAGCAAATCGACACCCTGCGTGAAATGATTACGCAGAAGTCCCGCTCCATCAACCGCAAGGGTGTTCCCAAATATACGCAGTTAGACCACGCCCGCTACTTGTATGCCACGAACAACATTAACCCGATGGGAAGCACGGGCGGAACCCCCAACGACCGCAGGTTTGCCTACTACGACGTAGACCGCACCCACAAGGGCAACTCGGACTACTTCAAGGAACTGACGACGGCAATGGCGGACCCGAGGGTTGCCCGAGCCTTCTACCAATACCTAATGAAACTCCCAACCTACGCAACCTCCCTGGAGTTCGAGGAGAACCGACCGCAGACGAAGGCGTGGCAGGACCTACGGAGAATGAATGTTCCCCCCATCCTGCGGTGGGTCATCGCACGGGTTGAGGCAGAGAGCGAGATTGACGGGGAGTCGTCCACGCTGTTCAAGGAGTTTCAAAACTGGATTGCCGACCGCAAGGAGGAGAGCGACATCAAGATGGGGTTGAGTGCCTTCACCCGCTACTTGAAGGACAATGACCTCACCAAACCAGTCGCAGGGGAACGGGGGGTCTACAAGTCGAGCACCTCGCACATCAGCCTGAACATGACCCGCATACGGCAGGAACTGGTGCGGCACCAATACATCAAACGCCAGGCAACCGACCTGCGGGACGTGTTCGGAGCGGACTAATGGGAGGCAGGTTTTGGACCATTTCCCAAGACCAAATCCTTACCTGTGATTTTGGAGTGGTCTGCCTCTGCCTAACCTATTTAGGTTTTGGGAGGAAAACAGGGTGGTTTTGACTTTTTTGAATCCAAACTGAAAAAAAAAGGGAGGGGGGAGGAACTTTTCTTTTTTCCTAGGAGAGTTGGGAGCCCAAAGTGCCCCTTTTCCTCCCATTGGACTAGAACAGGGACTCCCAGGTCACGCCCCCTTCCT